AGGTGGGGTAGTTTGTCGCATTCGTCAAGTCAAAAGCCGGTTGAGCGCTCGCCGCTCCGAGGGCTACGGATACCCCTCCGAAGGAGACACTTGAGTTCGAGAGCTTATCATTTCCGATAGAGCCAGCCAGCTTAGACGCCGCTATACTTCCGGCCAATTGGGCGTTTGTGATGGTTCCGACCAAAGCCGAGGTAGGGTAGTTTGTAGCATCGGCAAGATCGAACGCAGGTGTGGAATCTGAGCCACCTAAGGCAACTGTTACGCCACCGAGGGAGATATCGGAGTTCGATAGCTTCGCATTTCCGATAGAACCGGAGAGTTTGTCCGCACTTATAGAACCGGCTAACATAGCATTGGAGACTCCGGAGGCTTTGATTCTGAGAGCGTCGCCGGCTACCTCGATGGAGGTATCGTCGACGGCTACATCGAGGCGATTTCCGGTTTTTGTGAGAGCCGCACCCGCTGAGATTTGCCCTGCTCCGTTAAATTGACTCCATGTTAACCCATCAGTTCCGACTACGGCGGATCCTTGGTTGGATGTGCACACGAAGCCATTATCGCCTTGGTCGGTTCCTTGCTCTACAAAACAGAACGCACCCGCCGCTGAAGAGCCGGCTGCGAGGTCATCAGCTCGAGCCCATGCCGATGATTTTACTAAGTAGATTCCATTTTGTGAAGTCGTACTTTGATTTTTGACCAAAACCCTATCGTCTACCAAACAGGAAATTCCATCGATGGTTTGGGTTCCGCTGAGGGTAATATTGGCGATTGTCGCCGCCTTGACGGAGTCTTTGAGGTCTAATCCCTGAGCTACGCCGTCGACGTAGCCTTTTGTGGCTACATGAGCGTCGGCCGATGGGGTAGCCGCTTGTAATACCGCACTTGAAAAATTGAAAGTTCCACTCGATAAATCGAGTTTATCGGCATTAATCGCCGCATTAATGATCTGAGATCGTCTAAGTTGAATTGCCATGTTTAGCAAGCTCCAAAAAATTCGGGAGTCAATAGAGGATATCTATCCCGATGGTTTATAGTCGATAATTAATTCGACTCCAACTCCCGAGGGAGTGAAATCAAATTCGAATTGATATGAGTTTATTTCTGTGATGGAATTCGATTCTCGAACTCCGTTATAGTATACACGTAAACTTCCGGTTTCGTAATTCTCGGGGAGGGAAAAAATTGTCCGATTTCCGTCTATTTGCGATGACAAATCCGCCGTTTTCATTTCTTCCGATTCTCCTTGAATTATGATAAAATTAAAATAAGCCAATTAATATTCTTCGAGGATAATATGTAGAGTCGGAGTCCCCGTTTTAGCGGCTACATAGACGGATTGAGCCCGAGTCCTTCCTCTCCCGAGTTTGATACTCATAATATTTCCGGCGGGGATAAAACTATAATCCGAGGGTACAGCTCCCCCATGTGTAGCCCCATTTTGACAGACATAAATAACATGGGTTTCGGATCCGAGGGTTATTTTCCCCGCCTCTGGTGGGAGTTTTATCTCCGTAACAGTGGAGGAGGGTAGAGTCAATTGTGTTTTAAAATGAGGTAGAGTCGAAACACTTCGTAGGTCAATAGACATAATGTTTTATCCTTTTCTGTTTTTTTGTTTCCATTGTTGTTTCAATATTTCCCGATTTTGTCGATAATAGTCGAGATTTCCTATTTGAGACATCATCGGAGATTTTGGAGGAGTTTTAATCGCTCCTGAATTGAGATTTATATCCGGAGGAGGAGCGGAGGGAGAGGAGGGAGATTCCTCCATCATTGTTTCCGACGGGGATTCCATTTCTCTCGATGGGAGATGAGGACGAATTGTCTCCGGAGCGCTCTCAGGATTCGACATCATACCCTCCAACCAATCCGAGAGATTCTCTCTATCTTTTTTCGGACGGGAATCCATGATATTTTGATATTCCCATTCGAGGAGTCTCATGATAGAGGGACTCGAGATTCCATGTTTATTTATAGCTTGGTGTCTCTCATATTTTGAATTTGCTTTGGAGAGAGATGTTTCCAAACTTGAGATTTTTTCTCGGAGGAGATTCACATCCTGAGTGGAAGATGTCATCTCATCGAGAGAGGATTGTAATTTGGAAATCGTCTCCTCATATTGAGAGGATTTATTTGCGTATTTTTTGAGCCGATCGGAAATGATATCCTCGACTTTTTCTTTGAGAATATACGTTCTTCCTTCGTGGGTTATTTCATTCATTTTTGTCTCCTTGGTTTTTAACTATATAAGATATTTTCTTTTTTGATTCTCTCGATTTCTCGAGCCGCTTCCTCTCTATCGCAATCCGGATTAAGCATGATATAAGCGTCAACCTTTGAGAGGAGTCCGGCTTTGATTTTTTCGAGAATGTCTTTTCTGAGCGCATCCATCTCCGAGGGGGAGAGAGGGATTGGAGCGTATTTAATCCGATAACCTCTCTCGGGGAGAGACGTTCCTAACAATCTATTCGACATAGCCGCAGTCTTAGCGATAAACTCCTCATCATATAGCCTAAAAATTGGAGCAAAGGAGCGTTGAGATTCTCTTTTCCCTGACTTATCGATGGAGAGCGCATAACCCGAGCGAGGATCTCCGGAGGAACGTAGCATCGAGGCGGATATGTTAAACGCCGCCGCCGCTCTCCTTTCATACATCTGAATAGCCTCCATCATTTTTGTGGGATCCGCACTCGGGGAAAATTGACCAATTAAGGGTTGGCCCGATAGGTCAGGATCTGAATTGAAAACGAGAATCGATGATGGATCCGTCGAGATAGCCGCTCTACGTGCTGGGAGATCTTGGTCTAACTGGTTAAGTCCCTGAAGGGAGAGCCCAGCCACGTACTTTATATTAAACGCCGAGTCCCGTACTACATGAAACCACATTGTATAGAGAACGGCTGAAGCGAGGGAGCCCGAGTATAGGCTATTTTTCGAGTACGAGTCCCATAATTCGCCCGTTTTCTCGGCATGGTATAAAGTCGCAGGAATGAAGGGAGTCCCGTCCGAATATCGATAGATATAATCCTCTCCGGAGAGGGAGGATTTCCCAATATATTCGGAGGTGAGATTCTCTCCAATACTTCCATCCGTCTCGATTTTTCGAATCTCGAATCGAGGATTTTCCGGATCCCTGATATCAAAAATGTCGGCGGTGTATATTGCATCGAAATCCGGATAGGATTTTGAACGTCGAAGTCTTAGTTCTTGGTAGTAATTCGGTTTATCGGGATCGTTTGGATGTGCTTCACAATATACCACATCCGGAGTAACGATTCGAAAAGCAAGTCGAGGGGGCTGATTTCCCATCGGTGGAACGTAGTCGATTCTCGAAAATGATTCTCTCAGAAATAAAATAAATTGCTGTTGTCTCATCATCATGGCCCAATACGGAGAGAGGATTCCATCTCGAGACGTGATAGCCTCGATATTGTTTTCCCCATTCGTAATCGATGGATACTCATGATAGAGGACGGATAATTCTCTCGTTAGAGACTCGGCGAGATTTGAGGAGAGATCGGACTTTCCCCATGCTTGTCGGCGATCTGTGGAGAGGTGCTCATAAAGCTCAGTTTCGAGTAGGTCCTCCCAATCCCCGATAAGGAGTTTTTTTCGATCGGCTGTGTGCTGCTGTCTTCTTTCGTCCTCTATCGTGGGAGCGATAGGACGGGTTTCTATTTTTAGGAATTGCTTAGTCATGATACTCTCGGGATTCTTCTATACTGATTGGATAAAATATTAACACAATTATATCTCAAAGCGTCGACACAATGCCCATATCGAAAACGAGATTTTTGAGAATTGGTCGGTTTTATTACATAATTTTTTATTGACTCAATGGTTTTTTTACATCGTGGTTGAATTTGAAAACGTCGCCGAGCCATAATTGCGGCTATTTGAGAGATACCATAATAGACCGAATGTTTATATTTGTAAGCTCTTTTAATTCTCCATGGCAAACGCCCCGAGGGATAATTGAGGAGTTTCTCGAAAGCTCGAATCAAAATGAGATTCGAGATTTTTTGTCCTGTTTTCCCCCGTCCGGATGTGTGTTCTCCGTCTCCCGTCCACTGGAGAGCCTCTGGAGTTAATCCGTTTCTATCTATCATGTCGAGAATACCTCGAGCGTGTGTCTCTGGAGGTGCCATTGAGGAGACATATTCATCTAATACATACAAATAAGGATCCGAATCTTTTAGGTCGATACAAGTGAGAATAGCGACTTGGGAGTTCGGAGTCGTTCCATGGTCGATTCCTATCGCAAATATATAATCTCCTCCCGATGGGACGGGGCGAGAGGATATCATAGTCGGCTCAAAATTCTCAAAAATGAGGTTTTGTATCGCCAATCCATCGAGCGAGCCTGTGACACGCGCCTCTCTATCTATTGGGAGATATCCGGCGATGATGGAATCCACTTGAGCCTGCGACATGAGCGGAGCGAGTTTTTTCCCCGAGTCGATATCGATGGGAGTAGTATCCTCTACGGAGAGAGCTCCTCTCGTTACAGATATTTGATCATCCTCTATCAATTTTTTGAGATAGGAGACATCGATTCCTCCAACCGGAGTCAGAGTCAAAGCCAAAATTCCCCTCTTGCCATTCGGGCCGATTCCTTTTCCTCCTCTCGAGATTCTCGAAAATAGCTCGTTATATACTGATTCGTCTACCGGCTCATCTATCCAAACATAATTAACCGTTGAACCACCTAAACCCCCACCCGCACCCGAACCTGCGGAGAGAATACGAATAATCGAACCGTTTCGGAATTTGACTACGGATTGGACTCCGACAAAACCGTAACCATGTCGATATTCTGTATCGATGAGCTCATGTTTCGGTAACATCTTCCAAAGCTTTTCCTCAATAATTCGTTTTTGTTGGTGACTATGACAAATTAAGAGCGCCGTAATCGGAGGAGGATCCACCTCATAAAAGGGATGTTTTCCCAAAGCATGGGAGATTATGGAATAAGCGCCGACGATAGTTTTTCCTATTTGATTACCAGCGATGAGCGCTTTTGTAGGACTCGAATCTCGAAGAAAGTCCAATTGAGGACGTGTACCACAAAAATAACGATATTCATCTCGAGATGATTTCTCTTGAGTGTACGTAAACATTTTGGCAAGTCGAGAAAGGCTCATCTATTTTCGTCTCCAAAATATATCTAAACATCTCTCCGGATCCTCTCGTTTCTCACATTCCTCCATAATCGTAATGGAATTGTGAATATTGGAGATTTCCTCGCAAGTTTTCCCCGCTGTTTTTGAGTCGATTCCTCTCGAGAATTGGAGACATAGAACCTCTCTACAAAGGAGAGTTCCTCCCTGTTTATTACATATTTCCTTTGCAAGATCAATATCTGTTAATTGGAGGATTGTCTCTTGTTGTTTCTCGGAGGTTTTATCCGGCTCGACAATTACGATTTCCGGTTTTTTATTTTTCATAATTGAGAACGTTACACCCGCTCCTCCACCCGCTCCGATTACAAAAGCAATTATCCCGATGATGATTTCCATTTTATACATCTCCATTATTTTTTGATAGGTATAACTTGAGAATTAATCGCTCCGATTTGGTCGATAATCTCATTTTGTAATTTTGGATTGAGTGTAAGATATACATTTTTGATTTGGGAGAGGAGCTCCTCATCACTCATCGATTCCATCTCCTCATATTCTGCATTGACGGCGCTTATTTCTCTATATTCTCGATAGGTGGTGAGATAAGTTCTTTGTAAGGCTGCGTACGCTTGCCAACTCCCCGACTCTCGGGCCTTTTCAATAGATTCTTTTAACTCCTTGCATAGATTCCACAAAATCGCCTTTGGAGATTCGTCCTTTTCCGAGGAGATAGAAACCTCCATCTCCAATTCCTGAGCGATCGATTTTCCTTCTTTTTTATAGTCGTGACGGCGCTCTAATACCCAAGCCGCCGCCTTCCAATCCTTCGGATAGGCCTCGATGATAAAATCCATCGCCGCCTCCGCTCCTACCGTTGAGGCGTATCCACATTCCTCGAGAAACTTGTCAAAACCTTTCTCTCCGTTTTTTCCTTTCTCTATCCATCGATAAAAGGTTTTTTTTGATATCCCCGCCTTTTTACATAGCAATTCGACGGGGAGATTTTTTTTCAATCCCTCATATATGACTCTTCTCCGAGCCGGCGTAAATTTTTTTCTTCGGTCCATTAATTTTCTTCTTGGTTATTATGTTGGGGATGTTTTAAAAATTTCGATTTTAATAATTGACGATAGAGAACTTTGTTCTCACAAAAGAACACAAAATCCTCATCGAGCTTATGAATAGATATAAACTCAATCGCCTCGAGATAATTCTCGATGAGGAGCTCAATAAGTTTCTCATTGTCATAGAATCCAAACTCCTCGAGGAACTCAAGGACAAAAGGAGATTTCTGTTTTTGTTTTTTTGTTGTGTCATTATTAGTCATTTTTTCAAAAAAATTTGAGTCGAGAGAGAAAAGATTGCAGTGACCAG